GGAGTTGCCCGTGGTGTTCGCATAGAGCGCGTTGTACCCGATCGCGGTGTTGGAGAGTCCCGATCCCCCAGATCGAATCTCCGCTCCTACGCTGCCATCTACGTTCAGCAACCTGGCCGTTGGAAGCGTATACGCCACAATCGCCTTGACCGAAATATCATCGAGCGTGCCGTCATAATCGGTTGATGGTGTGATCGATAGCGATAACGATCCGGTAGCCCCTGCTGTGATCGTGACCGATTTTACGGATTGCCAATACGACCACGCAACCGAAACGCCCCCTATTGATATCGTGAGTGATCCGGCGCTTGCACCCGACTGGGAAAAAGAGACCACGTAGACAGTATCAATAACCACCGAAATGTCTTGAGACAGTGCTTCAACATTCCCCGGTGTGTGTGCGACGTTGTTTGTTCCATATGCCCAGCCTGCTCCAAGAGTCCAGCCCGATGCATCACCATCAAAGTCTCCGTTGGCAACGAGTTCAGATCCTAGCGTTGCCACGTCTCGTATCGATTTGATGTCTTGGGTTGCGACATCGCTTGCTGGTGGTGCTATCCCAATTCCTAGCCTTGGTGTCCTCATCGGTGCTCTGCCGATCATTCCGTCACCACCTCATATTGGATCAATCCTGTAAGAGCTACCGTATCAGACAGGTTGACGACGAACGCTTCATCTGTTCCGCATATCAGCGGCGCGTCGCCGAAATTGATATCGTAAGTGTCTGCCACCATCGCGCCGGATTTGGCCGTGGCCCCGCTTTTCAGGACGATATTGACCTCAGAACCTCTGGCCGCAGTCATGACGAGCCTGTATATGGCCAGATGTTTGCCAGCGCCTGGGGCGGCTATAGCCGTGTTGTCCCCAGCCGCTGAAACCGTCAGAGCAGCCGTGGTCGTGACGCGAGCGCCCAGTACGATCTCGGCCTTCAGCTCGTCGATTCCAGCTTCGATGTTGTCTAGGACGCCTTTCGCCTGGTCTTGTTTGGCAGAAGTCGCGGCACCAGTAGGCAGTGCCGATCCGCCAACGGTCACAGTTTCAGTATCCAACGTTACTCTTACGTATCCGTTCGCATCACAAACGAGGGCCACGGGCTCCCCGCTGTCTTTGTCTATCGCTATTATGTGCGCTAGCTTGAGGTTGCCCATTTACGGTCCCTCCATGTCCATGTCTTCAAGTATGTCAGGCCTGAAGTCCGAAGCTTCTGAGTCTATGCCGGGAATCTCGTTCTGATCCAGTCTCGGAGCGATATGAACCGACGGTCTCCGGTACTTCACAGCGTACCTGGCCGCGATCGATCCATCGTCTCCAGAATACCGGCATCTCGCGAGCTTGCGGGTCAGTTCCCCGATCCAAGGATCGACTGATGCTGGTTTGTTAAGTTTTGCTACAGTTTGGGAATAGTGACGGTCCTCGGACCACTCATCAAGAGTGGACATGCCACCGGCTTCGATGCAGACGATCAACGCCTGGACCGCCAGAAGTTCGTCAGCCGATAGCGACGACGTATCGTAGTTCGCCAATTGAGACGTAGCTTGAGCCTTGAGGCTCGTCATAAGGTCTGCACTGATAGCAGCTAGAGCCGCCGTCAGCCCGGACCAATACGCCTCAATGTAGGTGTCGATCGTCGCCGCCATCGTCGGATCACTCGCCTATCTCGCCGTCTCCTTTCCCTCCAGGAGGCTTGCCCCGCGCCCTCCGGGTATCCGCAACGGCACCCGGATCTTTCCTGAACACCATGATGTAGCCGCTTGGAGCGTTCTTCTGACGGGCTGGCGGATCTTCGACTTCGAAGATGTCAGGCCATGTCCCTTCAGGCAAAATCGCAAAGATCTTTTCGACGCCAGATCCAAAGATGCCCCTGATGAAGAGGTTGGTCGGGTTGTTGCGAACCTTGTCTTCCAGCCCCTCTTCTTTCAGTCCGGCCATCAGAGCATCAAACTGATCGGGGGTGATCAGATTACCGCCCCCGATTCGTAAGCTACGGCGTTCTGTTTCTGGACTACGGTTTTCGCATCGATCCAAAGCTCGACGTGATTATACTTCCCGTTCAAGCTGTCGTAGGTGTTGACCTGGAGCGGGATATTCTCGAACTCAGGAAGCCGCTGGACATCGTACCCAGGTTCCTCATAGTAGTAGGTGTTGGCTGCTGGCATTCCGTCCACTGCGCCGACTGCTATCAGTCTGCCTTCGGTGATGAAACTGTTTCGAATCCCGACCACGTTGATCTGAGGATTGACGTTCAGCTTCATGACCAGGACTTCCTGATCGAAGGCGCGGTTGGGGGCTACCTGTTCCCTGGCGTAGGTCATGTCGTAATCGTTGACCTCAAGATGGTCCAACAGTTCCCGCCAGTTGGTCTGATCCACCAGGACGGTCTTGAGATCGGAGCCAACATTCCCGAAGTCTCCAGCAAGCGCCCTAAGAGCCTTGAGCGGGTCAGCGGTCGTCTCGGACCAGGCGTCTCCCTTCTTCGCGGTGAAGAGGGTCGTGGTGACGTTGTAGGTCGCCTGGAGGTTCGTGATGCACTGCCTCTGGAGCTGGCGGGCCAGGTTGTCTCCGGCCAAAGTGTAGTACTTGTTGACCGCGTAATCAGCGTTGGGTTTGTCCCAGTCAGACTTCTTGAACCTCAGCTCTACCTTTCTCATCTGAGTGTTCAGCGTTACCAGTTCTCCGAGCGTTACCTGCACGGCGGACGGTTCCCAGTCGAGAGGAACGCCCTCTGGAGGCAGGGCCTTGAGCGGGTCGTTGGTCTCGTTATAGGTATCCCTGACTATGGGGATGCTGCCATCGTCGGTTTTGACGAACGGGGCCGCGAACTCGATGGGATACATCCGAGGCGAGATTACCCGGTCCACCAGGTCGGTGATCGCTTCCGGGTCCGTAAACAGAGAATTGTTTTCAAGAGCCATTTCTATCTCCTCCTAAGCCTGGGATTCTCCCGCCGTCATCAGACCCCAGAAGCAGCCGATGTAAACTCCGTCAGCCGTAGCGACATGGGCTGCCGTGATCCCGCTGGTGGTTCCGCCGCCGATCATAACCTCAGAGGACACATCATAGATCAGAGCGCCCCCGATGGATATGTTGGGACTGGCACCGTTGGCGAGCTGAGAGGTGTAGGCGAACGCTGGGAACCAGACCAGAGCCACCCGATAGAACTTTCCAGCGATCCTCTTCGCTTCAGAGTTGGCGGCAGTGGTGTTGGCGGGTCTAGCGACGAGCTTTCGAGGATCGTCCAGAACAATACCCTGGATTCCGTTGGAGCCGGAGGTCTTCGCGACGACCGGCATCCCCTGGCAACCATCATAGGTATATGCCGCGTCGGATGCTACATATACCAAATCGTTCTTTTCTATCTCGGCGGCAAACGCATAATGGCTCTCGGCTCTACGGACAGCTCCATCCGATAGCGTTTTTCCAGAATAGACGGTGATATTGCCTTCCTCAAGGATGCAGGGAACCACAACACCCGCGCCGCGAACCGGCATGTTTTCCAGTTCAAGCCGGACATCTACTTCATATTTATCAGCCATTCAAAATCACCTTCCGGACCTCTGCATGTTTTTGTCCACAGCGGCCCGCCTGGCGGCAAACATCTCATCAGCTTCAGTGCTGGCCGCGCTCCCCTGGAACTTGGTCTTAGGCTCAAGAGGTCTCTCTGCAAGAGCGAACGTCCGGTTCGCGGCATAGAACCCAGCCGGATCTTTCACGTAATCCTCGGCCATCCGATCGACTTTGGCGATCTTGACCTTCTCGCCACCTTCAACCTCCTCCTCGATCTCGCCTTCCCAGAGTCCAGGGACGAACGCCGTCTTGACCTTCTCTTTGGCTTCGGCTATGTCACGCTGCCTCTGTCTTTCCTGGAGGGCGGTGAGGTTCGTTTCAAGCTCGTTTTTGGCGGTCTCTATCTCGGAATACTTCTTTTTCCAGTCGTCGCGCTCGGTTTTCGTGGTGCTATACTTCTTTCCATGTTCAATGAGCGTTTTAAGCTCGTCCTCGCTTTCTACCCCGTACTTCTCCTTGATGGAGGCGAACGGGTCCATAGTTCCGGGTTCCCCCGGCGTTGGTTCAGATGCCATTACAATAGCTCCTTGGTTGCCGGAGGCAACTCCCAGCACGGTGTTCACGATGTACTGTGCAAGAATCCTGAACTTGTCAGGATCTACTATATCAATTGATTTGATCTCAGTACCTTCCCCAAAATCGATATCGGGGAGATAACAGTGAAGAGAAACGGATTCATCGTCTTTGCCACGAATCGAGAAATTGCCCCAGTTGTTCCAGTCTTCGCGGGGCTGTACCGGATCAGCGGCTTGACCTTGCAACCCTTTCGGCAATTCCCAACCCTCTGCTTTGTAGATCGACTTGATTTTCTCGATTTTGGATTCGTCTTTGGTGGCTCCTCTGGCTCCAGAAGCGGCCTTATAGGCAACCATCAGCCCGGCCTCATCATAAGCAGGTTCGCCGTCTTTTATGTCGCCGATCGGCCATCCATAATCGCCCTTCTCGGTGCCGTCTCCTTTGACTTCCATAAAATACTTGTCAATCTTTGATCTAACGATGTTGCCTTCCTCGTCGGTGGCGAACTTGATTAGCCGATCAGTGGCGGCGGTACCATCCCATGCCGCAAGAGCCATTCTCAGAGTATCGCATCGATTCGAGGGGCAGGCCGGATCTTTTTCGGTGAGGAGTGAGAGCCGGGTAGGTTTCAGGGCGTCGCCATTCTCAGTAGCGACGAACTCGCCTTCTATGCTCCAACCGTTATATGCTCCGCCTGATATTAGCTCGATATCATCTGGAGAAGAGCATAACCCGGAAAAGCAAAGGCCACCATCATAGAACGCTTTGGTCAGGTCTCCAAAATCGGTATCGGTCAGATGGTCTCGGTTTAGGTGGCCTCCATCAAACAGGGCCACAGACCGTTTCAGAAACTCCTCGTCTGCCTCAAAGACCTTCTGGACACCATCGACGAGTACCGGTTTCAGGTCTGCATCGTAAACTGGAATTTTCGTACCCGGTGCTATGGCCCGGACATCAAAAACGAGCGATTCGCCCTGAGCCTTTGAGATCACGGCCTCGCACCGGGCCATAAGTCGATCCATGCGTTATTATCTTATTCCACCAAATATAAAACACTTCGCATCCCATTCAATAGGTTTTTATATTATCACATGAAACTATATCATCGAATGGAACGGATCACCCTCTTGGAAAAGCTCGGATTTTCTCACGGCAAGGCAGCCGTGATCATGGCCTTCGAGGATCAGGACGTCCTCTCGCCATCGGAGATCGCAACCGCAACCGGCCTGGAGAATAGCACCGTCTGGAACGCGATTTGGTCTCTCGAAAAAGAGGGGATTGTGAGCTACAATAGCCGGAGCGATCGGGTGTTTTCGTGGTCATCTCGCCGCAAGCTGGCTGATATCGTGGCTGATTTGGAGACGAGAGAAAAAAAGAACATGGAAAATAATAACAAAAAAATAGAAAAGTTAAGGGAATATTCGCGCTCACTCTGATTCGTCTTTGCTCCTTTTCCCCGGATTCAGCACGTCTCCCCACTCTTCCAGCTCGCCTTTCAGATCGGACTCGGTCATCTATACACCGGCTGATATTCTAACAGGTAATCATCTTCAACGGGCTCACCCAAAATCATTCGAGTTGCCCCGTTAATGTCATCTACCATGGCATTATACTCCGCGACTTCTGTGTTGTATCTTTCCGCCACTCCCGATACAAACGTTGATAGAAATGCGTCCAATACAGGGACTTCGGTGGGATTATCTAGGACCGTGAGCAAGATCAACGTGCCGTCTAGCAGGCCGTCCATGCGTTTCATACCACCGACCAAATCAGCACCGGCCATGTAACCATCTTGATAGTCTTCCGAAAACACCACGGCAGATGAAGTGCCAATCAGCCCCACCATAACCACATACAATATCATCTTCGCGTTCATTTTAAATCCTCACCACCTTTCGCCCTTTAGCTTTCCATCGCTCCAGCCTAGCCTCGTCTGCCTTTGCTCTGGCGGCCACGTTGATATCGTGAAGCCGCTTTCCGCAAGCCCTCATCCTCTTGACGAGCTTCGCGGCCTCCTCTTCGGTCATCACCTGACCGACTCCATATTTTTTTCCATTGACAAATATATATCCTGATTGGTTGCTTGGAACCATCCTACAATCGTATCCATCTAAGTATTCGTCCGGCAATCCCTGGCCTTGGACACCACGAATATCCGCTATCTGGAGCATACACTTTCCGTCTTTGGTGACGTGATCAAAGACGATCTCCGCAACACCTGGTTTCGGTGGTTCAACCTTTGCGACTGCGTTCATGGAATTAATGAAGTTGCAGGTGGCTTCAACTGAATCGAAGTCGTATCTGATCTTACCACATACGACCAACATCGCATCTTTAAATGCCTGACTGGACACAACACATTTCGCTTGATGAATACTCTTCTCGGCTGGAAGCTTCTCCAGAAGATTTGCGGGCCACGTGAACGCACCATCAGAATCAATGATAGGCACTGTTACACCGAATAACAAATTCCCGCGATCGGTATGTTTGAATACTACTCTTCCGACTTTGCCGCAATATAGTTCGCGCCCTACATGAAACACACCATAAAATTTCGCAATTTCAATGCGAACGTCATTACTGTCGTCCGCGATCTTTACTCTGTCTCCGACTTTCAACTCTTCCATCTCTCATCACTCCATGCTCTTCCTAGCTTCGCGAAGCTTTATCACAAGGCTCGCGACTCTGGTTTGCTCTTCGCTCAGCTTCTCCTCCAGCTTGGTTTCGATCGCCTCCAGGAGGACGCCTGGAGGCATAGCCAGGCCATAGACGTTATGAGGAGCGCCCCGCGCTGGAGCCGCACGATTCTCTTTCAGCACCCACCCCTTCTCGATGAGAGGCCGGATATGGATACTCACCGTCGGCTGGTCCAAGCCAGTGCCTGCCTGGATGTCCTTGGACTTCCCGGTTCCTGTCCTCAGCAGATAGACCAGAATCCAAGAGCTGATCTTGTGGATCCCCGTCTTCTGGATAGCCGCCGCCAGTTCGTGATCTTCATCGTCCAAAATGCAAACCGTTGCTCGTCTCATCAGAACCTCCCCCTCTCTCTGTCTCGTCTGGCGAGATCCAGGAAGTACGCCTCCCATGACTTGTCGCCCTTCGCATCCATCATCCACTTATGATCCGCCTCCATCACCTTGAGGTGAATCGACTTCATCCCTTTCATAGATAGATAGATAGATAGATAGTATATAAGACTTTCCCCTTTAAAATGTGATCTATATCGACCGCCCCACCACAAATCCGGCGATGAACGTTATCCGGTCGCGGCTATTGAGATCCTCCATCAGACCGAAGATGTCATCAGGATCAATGCAACTCAGGATAGAGTTGATCGCCTCTTCTTCATAGGGAGTCAGGGCGATCAGATCTTTGATCCCCAGCCGTTCTGGAAGGGGTCTGCCTGATCCGGTGGCGTTCGTGGCCTCCTCCAGTTTGGCTTTTCTCGCCGCAACTTTCGCGTCGAAATCAGCCCATTCTGGATCGACGGGTCGAGAGAAGTTGACCTCACATGCTCCACCTTCACATTCGCAGACTCCAAAATCAGTTAAGTTCTTTCCCATTTCAAAACCTCATGTAGGTACGATCTCGCCTGGTTCCTCGTCACCGTGGCTTATAGTCCCGTCTCGCCACAAATCGAAGGTCATCTTTACCGCCAGTGGTTCAGTTATTCCAAGAGCGGCACTGGCGTCTGTTGGCCTCGCGCCCGGAGCGGACACATAGAACCCTATTAAAAGCCGAGAATAAATATAATATTCGTCTGGGGTCACGGTCACAACTCCAAGAAGTCGAAAGGCTCCACGACGGTGATGTTGTATTTTTTGGCGGTTTTTAATGCTACCATCAATCGATTTCTTGGATGCCACGAATTGCCAGTGTGATACGTGGCCTCCAACGCACCAAGGGCATACTCTTTCGCCCCACCGATCGCTACATGATCTTCTGTGATCACAGATACCGCGAAGTTCTCACCGATCACGAAAAGACGGCCCATGTGACCTACCAGGACGGTGCATCCCTTGTCCTGGCCGTCGTCGTCTTTCATCATAGCACCGCGATCTTTCAAGGCCGATCTGATAGCTTCAACCAGAATCTCCCGGACGTTGCGTTCTGGATCATCTGAGATGAGGGCACTGAGTGACGCTTCAGTCCAGAACGAATACTCCTTCAATATGTTGGTACTCAAGACGATATCGCAACACCTACCGTCTCCAGCACACCCGGCCAGAAACTCAAGCCTTCCAAATGCCGGGATAGCGGCGATCTTCGGAGACCCGTCGATGAACCGCCCCCCGTTTCCGTCGGTGGTGAACCGGTCTCCTCCTATGTAGACCACGCCGTCTTTCGCCACAGCCACGATGCAGGTCATATCAGGTACACCTCCGCCCATATTATAATGACCAGGGCTATAAATCCATAAACGAACGGCCTGATTCCAGGGCATTGCTCCATAAGCCTGGAGAGGCCGAACATCCGATCAGTTTTCGGCATAATCGCCCTCGGCCTCAGCTTTCAGCTCGCCCATGAATCCCAGGACGTCGCCTATCGGTATCGACGTCATCCCTTCGGCTTCTGCCTCCGAGAACGACTCTATAGCCGCCAGGATCATATCTTCGATTCGATCGATGGTGTCGTGTTCTTCCAGGAGGAGGAGGAGCACATCGTCGTAGGTCAGCGCCTCTCCAATCCTGGCTGAAAGCTCTAGCTTGAGCTTCCTGATAGCGTTCCGAGAAGAGAACGCTATCGGAAGGGGTGCGTCAGATCTGGAGGTCATCAGGGGGCCTCCGAGAAGAATCGGCGAATGGACACCCCAACAACGAATCTCAGTACATTTTTCTCTGCCGCCCACGTCGGGACGGCGCCAATCGATTCGCGCTTCCGTTCCAAGAATTCCCCGAACTGATTTTCGGGGGCGGTCACAAAGAACCCATACCCGCAAAAGCGAGTAATGGTCCTCGATGTTTCGGCGGGGCGATTGTATCCCCCTATAGCCATATAATTCGCCATATTCTCTCATCTCCTCTCAGGGCGTCGCGCCCTACAATATGTATTATTGGTATGCCATGTATATATAACTTGTGGTCATCCTAGTAACCTGATTGCCTCCTCCACCGCCCTCGATGGCTTCCCATCCAGCTCTTCAGGTATCGTTTCCGATATCAGCCTCATCGATTCGGCGAACATCGCGTCAGGAATCGCGAAGCTCTTCTCATCAGCGTTGGGCTCCAGTTTCGCGAGCCGTTTTTCGAAAGATGATAGACCTCTCATTTTCGGATCTCCAGGATCGCCGCCAGGTATGCGAAAAAACGCACGCCGTGCATTCGGAAAAGCACGCGTGCATTTATGGCGCGAAGTCCTCCAGCGTCGCCGGGGGCCTCTCCGCCGCGGCCAGTCTAGCCTCGGCGATCTCGATGTACTCAGGCTCAAGCTCGATCCCGATGAAATTGAACCCCTCCTCTTTCGCGGCTACCAAGGTAGTACCCGATCCGGCGAATGGGTCCAGGACCGTCCCGCCCGGTGGCGTGACGAGCCTGACGAGGTATCTCATCAGCTTGAGGGGCTTGACCGTGGGATGACCGTTTTGGCGGGGATTGCCTAACGCGCTCTTTCGGCCTGGCGCGGGGGTGCTTCTTTTGCTCCCTGGCGGGGGGCAGAGCGGCATCCCCTCCAGCCCCCGATTCCTTTCGCTCCTCGAAGCTTTCGCGCAATAAAAGAGCGGGTCCGGGTCTACCTGGAAAAAGAACCGGGCGGCGGTGCCTTCACTGGCTTCAAACGAACCCGTTTTAAAATCGCTTGTTTGCTTCCATCCACCATTATTTTTATATGGTTTTACTTTTCCACTCTTCAAATGCCCCGATTGCTCCCCGATCATACGGACGGGGCATCCCTCGGCGCACCACCAGTCGGCGACGGTCTCCTCCGGGCCGTATTCTCGGCCCGTTCCGAGTTCGTAATTATCGTCTCTATCAGATCCGAATCCTGGAGACCCAGCTGCCTTCTGGACGCCCCGCACCTTCTTCTCCCCTCGCCGAACGCACCCCGGCGCGTGTCCGAGGATCAAATTCGCAGGCCAGCGGCCTGATGGATTAGCAGGGCCGCTGCGCTCTTTCGGCTTCCCGGTATTAAACATCGACGCGTTAGGCCGCTGGTAGCCTTGATGACAGTTCGTGGTTACGGTCTCACCGCTCGGTGAAATTGTATCTTCCGTCCCGATCCGGCTCGCGTCGATGTTCACCGCGCCGCAACCCCACCGGAGGACGTTCGCCGCAACGGTCTTCTCGGAGAGTGGTTTGCGAGCCATCACGATCGGTTCATGGGCAGGCTTGAGAGCGGTCCCCCACCCGTCCCATTGGCGGGCGGCATCGGTGGCGGTGATGTCGACAGTTTTGCGGCTACCATCCGCTGGCAATGCGGGACCGTTTGCATATTGACCACCTCTGCCACCTGTTGCATTATTCTCCCAAACTTCTGATTGCCCTATCACTTCCCGCTCGGCCCCAGCCGCCCGGTCGATCGCCTTCGACACGTCCAGACTTTTCGGGAATCCTGATCCATATACCCAAGAGATACAGTCCCTGATCTCGAATCCCGCGTCCTCGATAGCACAAGCCAGCCGATGATAAGTTCTGCTGCCCCCAAACGCCAGGATATAGCCGCCGGGCTTCAGGACGCGCCACGCCTGCCTCCAGACCTCCTGATCGTAGGCTATGCCATTTGAATCCCAGCCACGATTCATAAAGCCAATTTCATAAGGAGGATCGCATATAATTGAGTCGATAGAATTATCCTCCATCTCGGCCATTCGGTCCCGGCAGTCGCCCTGGAGGATCACGGTTTACCTCTCCTCCTCTTCATCCCATTCCATGGCTTTTCGGTGTGCGTTCTCTGCCAACATCATCGCGAAGTTCGCAAGATCCGCGCATTCATTGACGAGATCGATTAGATCGCCATCGGACGGCCTCAAGTTGGCAATTGCTCCCTCGATCTCGGATAGCTCGTCTCGCATCCGGTCAATGAAATACTGAAACGGCTCGTTCTCCCATCCGCCTTTGTGGTCGTTCTTCCGCAGGACAACCTCCATCACGGTGGCAAACCATTGGACCGATTCGCGCAAAAAATCGAAGTTGTCTGCATGAACCAACCGATCCCGAACATGGGCACTTCTCTTGGTAGGCGTGATTCCATCCCAGTGTTTCCGGTACTGATCCGGTCTCAGAAAAATCGACCTTACCGGAATCATCCTCTTGTCTTCACCGTCTCCAGATGACATGATGATATCATATCATCTTAAGATCTTATATAGCTTTTGGTCATATCCCGGCCAATGGCTCAGGCATAACCTCAGATCGATAGACGGCCTCCCATCGGTCCTCGAAAAAAGAGCTTAGGTCTGGCGGGGTCGCGAAGTCCACCACGACGATAACGATCAGTCGATCTCCTCCTCCTCGGTGCAGAACTCCAGTGCCAACCCGTTCCTCTGCGCGACGGTGGTGAGATAGAACGCGCCGCTTCCAGCCGCGATATCCTGGCCAACGGTCGCATCGTCCTGAAGACCCATGATGAACCTGAACGAGTCTCCAAGATCGCGGCCAAACATGCCTCGATAGAACCCCTCCTCCTGGAGATCACCGATCGCGATATCGACGGCTTTGGCCCTCTTCCAGCCCCATACAGGCGGGATAGACGGGAGGAGGTCAATCATATCGTAAACCTTCTATTAAGCTGTTCTGGAGTTAATCTGTTAGCCGTCCGGACAAATTCTTGCACGTCGCGTTGAAAATCTGGATCTTTTAGCATCTCGTTGAATCGATCCATAATTTCGTTTATCTCAGCGCGTCGCTTATCATCGATCACGGCATCTCCTCGATTGACGCATGTTTATCTGAGCCTTTTTATAGCACGACGTGCATATAAACACATCGTCATCTATCTGATGCATCTCCGATACCGGGTATCCAAGCCCGCAATTGGCGCAACCGACGAGCGTGGTCATCCCTCCAGGATAGCGGCGTCTCATTTCTCCCTCTCCTTTTCGATCTCAGCCAGGCGTTTCTCCATGTCTTCCAGCTTCTCCAGCCCGAATGCCGCCATCCAGGTCTTCATCAATCCAGCGACCTGGTTGGGCGCGTCAACCGCCGTCCCTTCCTGGAACATCGTGGCGATCAAGGTCTCGCAGACCTTCCGGATATCCTCTGGAGACTTCAACGACACATCTGGAGTCTTACCATCTTTGGGCCGGGCTCTCCCTATGTTCCGCTTGTCGGCCCACACTTCTGGACACCGATTATAGAGCCAAACCTGACACGCTGTAACGTTTGGTTGAATTTTCTTTTTAGCGTTCCCAACAGCCGCCGAGTATAACGCCGTCTCCACCTTCTCGTTAGCTTCCATCTCGGCATACATTACATCTGTTTTAAATTTTGGATCTTTATTTATATGACCATTGAACGTGCTGGGGTGAATCCCAACCTTCTTGCAAGCCTGGCCTCGCCGGTATCCTTGTCTCAAGAGGTCCAAAAGCTCCTCTCTGCGCTCGGTGTCGAATTTCTTGCGGCGGGGCTCTCCTGCTTTTGCCATCGATCAGTATCTCCGAAGCATAATTATATTAGTCATCCTTTTTATATCCTTTGATTTAATCGGACCCAACCCACCTCGCCGCGTTCTTCTCCGCCAGGGCGCGAGCCTGTTGCCATTCCAGAGGATATTAGTATTGTGATACGTCGTGCCCACCCGGAGAACGGGGGCCTCCATCACAAAGACGCCCTCACATCGGAGATCGGTCAATACCTCTGATGAGCTCATATCCTGTTCGTCGAAATCGACCCCCAGCTGGGTCAAGTATGCCGCCAGTTCGCGGCATCTGGGGCAGTTCGGGGTCTTGTATATCGTTGTGGTCAATTTGTCCATCTTCATCGTCTCCTTATTTTGTCGGGTCATGATGTCATCACATCCTCGTAGGGGGATACCATATCCCCGGTGATCGTTCTTCCCATCCTCTCGCTTCCAGGAGCGGGGCTCCCTCACCTTCGTCCAGATCCCATTCGAGCTCGAAGGCAGAGACGTTGTAGGCGTCGCCCTGTCGTTCCATCTCGGAGAGGACCTGGAGCACGTCGTCGTTTCTGACCAGCTGACCAGCATGACCAGCAGGGTGACCAGCAGAATCGCTATCAGGACCAGCAGACCAGCAAGACCGGGTAGTTTTACTTCCCATATAGAAAATGTCTTTATTTTCTTTCTCTAAGCCATATACGTCTTTATGCTGGTCTTGCTGGTCTTGCTGGTCCTGTTGTTGTTTCTTGCTGGTCTCTTGCTGGTCGGAAGCTGGTCTGAAAGACCAGCTACAAAGGAACTTATTGTACTCTTCATCTGAAAAAGATATAAACTTCCAAGATTGCACCCTGCCCTGCGGCGTGTCGGTTCTGCCCTTTTTCACCTTATGAATCTTTCGGCCAATGTCGTTAAAATCCCGGTCTCTCTTGGCCGTCGCCCCGACCAACTTGCAGAACTCTTCGTATTTTTGGTATAACCACAGGCTCGGGGTGTCGGTGTTGTCGTCGGGCTCACAGAAACGATCCCAGAACACCTCCGCACTGGATGACTTCAGATCGTACTCTTCTGCCAGTTGCGCCCCCGTGGCCCGTCGGTAGATCATCCTGGATTCGATCACTTTTGGGGCGATTCGAATAAGTACGTTTAGGAGCCCAGACAGTTCGCTCGGAGATGTTATTTTTGATAACAAATCCGGGTCGCGTTTCCGTTCATGCTCAACCCCTGGGGTAGGAGAGTCGACAAAAGAATAAGGCCATGTCAAAAGAATTAGCCTGCGATTGAACCCATGCGAATTATCCTGGAACTTCGGAGGATTATTACAGTCGAATATTATAAAGCAGCTGGCTCTAAATTCTACATGGTCTCTCCCCTTTTGGTCGGCTGTAACCTTCCCCCCACCACTTATCAGTTTTATCCAGCGGCTTTCCTGTTGCCCTCCACCCACTTCCGAATTGATGAGCCAATACTTATCCTTCAATTCTACTAAGTCGAATCGGTTCTTCCCGAGCCCCGAAAGTTGAACCTCGGTTGTCGCGTCGTCCCCCCAGAAAGCGCGTATGAGCTCTTCACAGATCGTCTTTCCGTTCTGACCTCTCCCCACGAACGCCGCGAAGTACTCGAAAACGATCCTGGTGGTCTTAGCTGCGAAGATCTCCAAGAGAGAGCGCAAGTCATCAGGACTCAAACTCGAAGATAAAAACCGCTGAATTTCGGGGCATTCCGCCGACGGATCGTAAACCACCGGGGCTTTTCGGGTGATTTTCCAAGAGGGGGAATGGGGCGCGAACTTCCCGGTTCGCATGTCGATAACACCGTTTTGGACTCCGAAGATGCAAGGGTCTGGATTGAATACCTCATAATCCTCCCTGGTTCGGTAAACGATCTTTGCCAGGGTCTCCTTCAGTAGGCGGATCGGCATCATGTCACCTACAATCCGATCCAGGAACGATCCTATAACGTGTTCTCCATCTGGTCTGTATATTCCCCCTTCGTATATCCAGATGAGTCCGTCTGGCGTAGATATCAAATCGAAGTGGTTTATCATTACGTCGGCGGCCTTACTAGGTGAATAGACGAGATCTTCCCGCTCAGAATCCTTCCCCTCATTAACCACGGTGATATTGCAGACGTCCCGTACGCATACGTCCTCCGGTTCGTCTTTTTTTGGGGCCCCATATTGACCCGGCCAAGTGGCCCCCTCGCATTTCTCATTCGGATTGCACAAATTCAACCCCCCGAAGCCGAGAGACGGATATCCCGCGCTCGTCTTCTGGATCGTCCTACATGACGGGCTATTGATGACCCCATAAGACGTGTAAAAGATCCTCGTCTCCACATCACATCGAGCCGCAACGTTATACCATAAGTCGAAGGCATCTCCCTCTTCCCAGCCAGCTTGGTAGAGCCAGGCCGCTAGCGCACCACATACTCGGTGAGCCCCCGTACCTCCCGGAAACTTCCCCAGTGCTTGATAGAATGGACACCAATCCAAGATAGGTATCGGCTCCGATGCCCGGCTGATCTCTCCCGATGTATTGGCCTTCCGGGAGATGTCCCTTTCGGCTTTGGCGGCATAGGGCTTTAGAAGAGAGATCAGCGCCTTCCTTTCGCCTTCCCCTGTCTTCCACCCATCCAGCCACGCTTCGGCTTCAGCAATCGTCTCAGAAGGCAGACCACCATCGAGAGTGAGCCGGGCCCGTTCCAGATCAATCTTGACATCATCCCGATCAAGAGGGACGACCGCGAAAGGCATGGTCTTATGAATCGACAGCAGGCACTTGATTTTTCGTTTCTGATTGTTGAGCTTATCGAATTTCGCCCGCCCGACGTGTTCCGGGTACTCCTCAAAAAACGCCTTCTCGATATCATAGAGGAGTGCGTTGAATGCTTCGAGCCAGACCTTAAAATCATGGTCCTGCTTTTCACGGTCGAATCCCGCCAGGGCCCTGTTCTCCGATACGTCAGATAGGCTCGGGTGGAGCCAAACGTAAATCCCCTGTCCTGAGAATAGGACCCCCACTGACTCTGAGATGCCTCGGTCTTTCAGGTATCGCACCATGAAGGACGCCGCCGCTTCCAAGGCTTCGATCCGACCCGGATGGTAGAGCTTTGATCCCGTCTCCCCCGGCTCTTTTGTGGCGTCGATGTCGGCGAAGAGGCTGTAAGATATGAGGTCTCCTCTCGTTCCCAGGGGGAACGCTGGCCGCCCCTCGCCTCCTCGCCCTTCGATCCACTGAGCCGACAGATCGAATACCTTCGGGTCGAATACGTCGGCGGTCATGTAGAGCGATCGGGCCCTCGCCGTGGTGTCGTCGTAGTCACCGGGGCCACGAAGCTTGACTGATCCGCCCGGGCCCTTCGAATACCAACCCTCGTCGCCGTTGAGCCCCCTGAGCCCTCCGGCATAACTGCATAACTTGAGAATAACTTCTTTAACTTCCGGTCGCTGATAATGGCCCTCAGTGATCTCCGTTGCGGTGTCCATCAGATCACCTTAATAAACTGCTGCTTATCGATTTTGGCCTGAATCAACGGAGAAAAGACCGGTCCCTCGGGATTATTCAAAGCCGTAGATAATAAGAACCCTACCCCGACGTTCCATTTCCAGCCATGAACATCCCTTTCAAACTCGGCGAATCGCCAGAGGGAGCGGAGGGCCTGGAAGGTGTACCTGTATTCGGTGTTTGGAATCTCGCCCATCCTGGCGGCATAGTCGCGCCCGTCCGATGGGGGGATCGTCTTCTTCTCGAAGTCGAATAAGCATCCCCGGATGCTGTCTTGAGTAGCCAGTACATAACAGGCGGGCTGGATTTCGCGGTGATCCACATAGAACTTGAGCCCGTCCCTCGCATATCGAAGGGTCTGGGCGACGCCATCCAAGACGTTTCCGGTGCTTTTGGCGTGTTTAACTTCGACCGCTATGGGATACCCGTTGTTTATGATCAGCATATCGGGCCTTTCCGACGTATCACATTGAAAGACCGGATAGCCGAAGTTGTTCTTTTTCTCCCAAAATATCCTGCCTTGAATCCACTGCGAAAGGAAGGATTTCACCTTCTCCTCATCTACCTTTGCCATACGGCGTTGCCTCCCTCACGCGCCCCCGTCCCTCATCGCTTCGGCGAGATCCAGCACCCTTTCAAGACAGTCGCCGATGGTATCGCTTGCATCTCCGAACTTTGCCAGCCGGTCCTTATCTTTAATCCGGACTCGGATCATAGTTGTCTCCATGCTAGATAGCAATGCGCGTATTGCTTATAAAGATAACGGCACAAAAGGAATGTGTGGCAACGCATGTTTCTCGCCACAATTATCGCGCCATGACGCAAAAGATCGCGCCGGAAGTCGATGATCTCCTGGAGGCGAGATACCAGGGCGAGCTTTGGATCATTAAAAGAGTAGAGGACTTCGAAAAACCCATCTAAATCCCAAAATTTGGGTTACCCCTATTTAAAGGATATTTAAACGAGGTCGCTCGGCAGGAGGTTTTTCGAAATCCTCAGGGGTATGTTCTAACGAATAATTCGCTATCCGAGTTAGCATTTCATCCCCAAGCATCTGCTCTATGATACAGTTGTTCAAGTTCTCTAATGCCTCTAAAAATCCAGTGTCCTCATTTAGAGCGTAATAATTTATCCTACCTTGTTTGCTTGCTACCTTCAATACGCCCCACCCAACGAGCTTTTTTACTACTCTGCTCATCGTTTGCCGCGACACGCGGGACTCCTTCGCAAGCTCACTTATATTGAATTCCAGCCCTCTTAGTGGCAAAAAAAACTGAATAAGCCTCAACTCGCTAGTATCCCCAAACAAGCCCTCAAAAGGTCTGGCCATCTGCAATCACCATTAAGTACAACGTCCAGGTTGTATATATCCATTTTGACATGCATGTTAAATGAAGTTTACAAGGGATAATAGGGTCTCCGCATAATTCGTCCTTCAGTGGCATTATATCCGTGTTGGTTTAAAGCAAAACACGTTGCTTCCATATTAGAAATGTAATATTTTATGTCTTTTTTTCGTACCTCTGCCAAATACCCTTTATTCACCAGGTTTTTAGCAACGTCCTTGGGATCTATATTGAATTTTTTCTTAAATGCTTTGGCAATTTGTCCTAAGTTATAGCTACTTGTGCTTTTATAGCTATGGTCCTGATATAAGACATTCAATATAAATAACTCTTCATCCGTAAGCCCGCACGGCATTTCACCAACTCCACACCCTCAACACATAAAATAACGTATTAACGTGTATTGGTGCAGTTCATGTGATACGTATTATCTGTTGACCCGGCGCGAAGATCTACGTTTGGGAGATTCTATGCCAAATTGTGCTTGTGGTAAGAAGATGATCCCTCGGAAAGTTCCCGTGCCAGAACCTAAGAGAAAGTGGTGATAACATGCCAAAAGTTTACAGTGCAAGCCAAATAAACACCTTTTTATCTTGTGGATATAAATATAAGCTACAGTATATCGATAAGATAAAAGTCGATGTTGTATCCCCATATCTGGAGAGAGGCATTCGAATCCACGAAAAACTTGAAACCGACACCTACACATCGGATAATTCAGAAGATTCAGTATTGCTATCAAATGCGATGTCGATTTTACTGAAGTTAAACGACCAACATGACATTTTTTCGGGTCACAAAAATGAGCTTAAGCTATTCGGGAATGTTTCCGGGCAGCGTTTCATCGGGATCATAGATCGAGTTTGGCCGTCTCAAAGCGTTCTGCTCGACTGGAAAACCGGAAGCTTGAAACGAAACTGGAAAGAAGGTGGCTATTATGGAGAACTTGATTATTGCATTCAGTCACATATATACAAATGCCTATGCGATCAAAACCTAGTCGCTCCGATCCATAAATGCTATTTTGCGTTTTTGGGGAACCAGGCACTATGGACCCCAGCGACCAAAGGATTTGAGTTCGGATCTGAAGTATTCGAGGCTACCTGCAATAATGCAATTAATCTCGCTATTGACGGGATAAAATCGCAGGATTTTCATAAAAATAAAAACGTTTTGTGTAAATGGTGTGATTACAGAAAAGTGTGCGAGGGATGACTATCTCCATCCCTTCTCCTCGAAGTCCCTAAACCGTTCCCAGGTATGCTGGAGCCCCATCCTCTTGATCTCGTCGGGGTTCCATCCGAGATCCAGGCAGAGCATTTCGAGCTGAACCATCGCATCAGCTATCCCAAGCTTCGCGAAGGCGAGATATCCGGCCCCGTCATCCGGGAACCGTCGCGACTTCATGATCGCATACCCGGCCTCGCCGATCTGATGCTGGAGGATGAGCATCCTCTGTTCTGGCGTCACGCCGTCCTTTTCGATGCCGTGCAAAAAATGAGATGAGGGCTCGATCATTCTATCACCAGAGCATACTTCAGAACCGACCTCCCTCTTCTTCCTGACTTCTCCACTCCGGAGACTCGGATCTTTCCAGTTTTTCTCGCGGCGGATATGGCCTGCCCGGTGGTCTTTTTGTGGCATCCTGTCTTTTCACACCGCTGTATGATCTCAGTCCACGTCAACTCCTCGTCTGGAGACTCGAATGCCGCCAGCACATCGTCTTGACTCATTTTTATCTCTCTTCATGTATAATCGTCAATCCCGGCGCTAGACAGTGAGGTAAGCTAGATTTGTTGAAGATCGTTAGGGTGTCGCGCCCTTTGCCTATCCTCGCTTCTCATTTTTACTCAGCACATGGCTGGCAATTTTGCCCCGGGATATCGGTTTTTCGCAGTCGATTCTGCGCCATCTCACGCCCCTAGACCGACCGGACGATCGGTTACGATGGGGCGATCATGGGCGGATGATCGCATTTCATTTAATTATCTCCACTAGAATAATTAGAGTCGTTAAAATCGTTCCCCCGATTGCTATCCCCCACGGCGCTAAAAGAGACAGCATCACGATTGTGGACCTCACGAGATCACCTTCTCGACCCACCACAGATCGTCTCGAATTCTGATATGAGCCGATCCGCTAAAGTCGATGTATCTACCGACTGGAACTTCCAGCTTTCGCGCGACGTACTCTTGGAGCCTGATGAGCCCGTACATGTTGGTTGCAGCGGCACCGGCATAATCGCGAGACCTCCAGGTTGTTATCATATCGAGCTTTCCGTTTCGGATGAGGAACTGGATCGACCGAAGGCATGGGGGGGCTTCTTTCAGATGATCGTATTCGTCGCCGACTTGAATGATGGCTCGCCGGGTTTCCGGATCTGCCTGGAATGTGGTAATGATCCCGCCTATCATCGGCTTGATCCAGTCGGCGTAGACGTAGGCGAACCCATCCGGTTTCGGCCTCACTCCTATGATCTCAGTCTCGAAGTACTCGTCCAGAACCGAACCGGAACCCCATGCCGTAACCCCTGGAGCTTTTGGGAGCTTCGGGATCATCCCCTTCAATGGATCGGTGATGACCACCTGGAGCCCTTCGACTTCGTGAGTCTCGTCTCCTCTCTGATCGGTAACGATATGGGGCTCGCCACAAAGCTGCCTCCAGTGAGCCGTCGCGACGATGCACCGAAGAGCTTTTGGCCAGACCTCTGCTATGGTCCGGCCCTTGATGAACTGGTTTGGCTCGAAGTTCACTTTCCCGACCTCCATCCCCACTGAACCCCAGTATCCGGCTCATCCCATCTGGCGGCAATCTCCGCAAGCTCCTCGTCGATCTCGTCAAGCGATTTTCGCTTCAATTTTTGGCCTCCAAAGGTATAAATATCATCACGCTAAGATACTACTCTGTCTCATCCATCCGGCAATAGAACGCCGTGGTATCGCCTTCTGCCAACCAATCGTCAGATCCGAAAACTCTACCCGCCCGGAAACGTGAGGGCTCGACTCCCTCTTCCTCACAAGCTTTCCTCCTACGTCACCGCCGGGCGGGTCATCTTCTCTCAGTGTTTTACGGCCTCCTCGATGAACGCCGTCTGCATCTTCCCATCCTGGAAGAGGAGATCCTCGGTGAAATAGTGACCCTCTACCTGGAGGACCGGAGCCGCCAGCGTGAAGACTCCTTCGCATCGGAGATCAGCCAGCACTTCGGCCTGGCTCATGTCGCGGGTATCGAAGTCGATCCGTAGCCGTTCCAGGTGAGCCGCCACAAGACGACATCTGGGGCAATCCGGGGTTTTGTATAAAACTATGATCATTTTATCTCACCTGCCATGATCCTCTTATGGAGTTCGCAGCCTCCAAGAGACGACCAACATCCTTCGGGTTTGGAAAATCGTATGGCCGCATTCCCATCTAGTTCATAGCAGCCAAGATCATAGAGCTTTCCTAGCTCTTCCAGAGTCCTCCGGAGATCCCATCCGGCAACGCACCTAGCTGGTGGTCCTGCATACCGCACGCCTATAACATAATACTCTAGTGGAGCTCGATGTATATTGGCGACTCCTTCAATAGCATCTTCGACCTCTTCCGGCAACACATCGAAAATACGAGCCACCAGTTCAATATCATCAGTCATTCTGGATGCCTCCAGGCGATGATATATTCCTGTCCCGCCAGGACATCATATCCCATGAAAAGGATATGAGACACGTCGCGGCCAAAAGCCGCCGGAACCCCTTCTGGCGTAAGCTCTACACACGATATCCTGACCCTTACGGGATCGCCAGATTGCCATCGATGGTAGAATGCCGCGAACGCGGCCTGTTCTTTTTCGTCTTTGATCCGGCGAACCGTATACGGCTTATCACCGCTGAGTTCGTGCCGGTAGTGCTCCCATCGGCTCCGGAGCTTGACCGTGTTTCCTTCGATCTCCATCTTCAATCCTCCTTATTTGATCGCCCTTAATCCGATGCCCTCTCGAATGTAGTTGTGGCGAGTCTCCTCTGCGATGGTAGCCATTTCGCCTTGATTCCAGTAGGCATGATGAACTCTGCCTCCCCAGATCCACTCAGCAACCTCCATTTCAGCTCCAGTCAATTGACCGCAACGGCGCTGGAACTCAGTGAGAGGAAGATCCTTCAAGAACGCTTCTATCTCCTCTTCAGTGCGCATATTTGGATGCGCGGCGTATATCGCCTTGACTTCCTCTTCGCTTCGGATGCTCATCTTAATGCACCTCAGATTAATTAGTGGAACTAATGGCTTATATACCTTTTGGTTCATCGAATTAAGCACAAACTATTAATACTAAGCCGAACTAATAAGTTGCTGAGGTAGTCAAATGCCAAAAGAATCGTACTTAGCAACCGTGATCGGGATAGGTCAGGGCGGCAAAAAATATGCTGTCGAAATTCCCGACGAGGTTAGAGACGTTCTGAGAGTCGCGAAAGGCGACTCTGTGAGAGTGACGATCAATACGGAACTTTCGGAGGAGAGCTGAAATGCCAGAATGGGAAGTGACGGTTCCTATCGTCGGGCATGCTCTTGTGAACGTGAGCGGTGCCGACGAAAAAGAGGCATTCGAAAATGCGCTTGATGTCGTCACCATTGACGATATAGAGCAATGGGAAGGCGTTGAGCACATCGTACAGGGCAACGTCTTCTACGGCGAGGTCAACAACATCGAGGCAACCAGGATTGACGACGATGATGAGGAGGAAAGCCGATGAGTCAAAAATATAGAGTCACTTTCGAGATCGATGCCCACGGCACCAGCGTCGATGAGATCATAGAGGCCACATCCGACTGGATGGCGGTCCTGATCGCCCAAAAGGAGAGGAAAGACGCTGGCAAAGCCGGTCATGTGGTGGACTGTCAGGAGATGGCCTGAATGGGTGCCGGGAAGATGCACAGAGCACGTTCTAGGCGCGAAAAAGCCGCCGAACGGTCTGTGAGAAGGGCCGCAAGACAGAACTCGATTTTGAGGGCTATAGGAGCGATTTGAAATGACACGACTTGAACTAAATGATAATCTGATGTCGATGGCTATGAAGATGTCAGATGGTAATCCAGGGGCGCTCACTGTGGTGATGAGCATATACCAGCACGTTGAGAATATCGATCCTATGGGGGCGCTTGGAGGATTCGGGCCTATCCTATCGTTGGATACTCTCGGTATCTATGGACCCGATGTCTGGATGCTCTACAAGTTCCTGACTGGGTATTGCATAGGACTAGACACGTTGCCAATTGAGGTGAAGGTGGATGAATCTGATTGATTTGAATACTGCATTGTTGTGGCTCCGATTATCTGATGGGGTCACCGTCCTGGGAACCAGAGCCAGCCACTCAGAGGGAAAGGTACGGACATCTGATGGTGGTACATGGTACAGAGCAACCATTGACTCTGAATCGGGGCACGTGTATTGTTCTGAACTAGACGGGGGGATAACCGTTCTTGAATTTTGTAATGTGTTCCCTCCATCAAGTAACAATCCATGTTGGAAAAAGGTGATCGAAAATGAGTGA